GTTGATTACCGAAAAATTACAAAAGAAGAATTAATTTTTCGAGTTATGACATTTGATCACATTCCAGAAGAGCCCGGAAGAAAGAAAAATCCAAAAACTATTGCAGATACTAAAGTAAAGCTAAATTTTCCTCCATTTGTACATTATAAATTTGACGACGAGGGAAATTTACAACTAGTTGGCAAGTCACACTGGGAAGGTGGCATGGAAAACGGCAACTTTAGTCATAAACACGGTAAAGCAACAGATAAACTTGCTATGATGTGGTTAAAATTAGTAGATCGTTATGCTACCCGTGGTAATGTTCGTGGATATACCTATAACGATGAAATGAAAGGTCAAGCTATTTTGCAATTAACACAAATTGGATTGCAATTTGACGAGTCAAAGTCAGATAACCCTTTTGCATACTATACCGCAGCCGTAACAAATTCGTTTGTTAGAGTAATTAACATTGAAAAACGTAATCAAAACATTCGTGATGACATTTTAGAAATGAATGACCTAACACCAAGCTATACTAGGCAGAACGAAGGCGAGTGGGAAGCTAGTGTTAAGCGCAACGAACAAGCTAGCCAGACATCGTTCACCGATTAATGGTTGACACCCTCCTAAATTTATAGTATACTATACAAGCTAACTATGGAGAAACTTAGATTTGTTTAGAAAAGCAGCGGTCTTTACTGATATCCACTTTGGACTTAAAGGAAACAGTCGAATTCACAACGACGATTGTGAAGATTTTATCGATTGGTATATTGCACAAGCAAAAACTGCTGGTTGTGAAACTGGTATTTTCTGCGGAGATTGGCATCATAATAGAAATAGTCTCAATCTTACAACTATGGATGCTACTATACGTAGTTTAGAGAAACTTGGTAAAGCATTTGACAAGTTTTACATGTTTGTAGGCAATCATGATCTATATTACAAGGACAAACGCGATGTAAGTTCAACTATATTTGGTAAACACATCGACGGTATTACTTTTGTAGATGAAATTTACGAAGAAGAAGACGTTGCGCTCGTACCTTGGTTAGTAGGAGACGAATGGAAGAAGATGAGCAACATCAAAGCAAAGTATTTGTTTGGTCATTTTGAACTTCCTAGCTTTTATATGAACGCATTAGTTAGAATGCCAGACCACGGTGACCTAAAGCCTGAGCATTTTAAGCATCAAAAGTACGTCTTTAGTGGACATTTTCATAAAAGACAGAAGCAAGGTGCTATACACTACATTGGCAACGCATTTCCGCATAATTATGCTGACGTTGGCGATGACGACCGTGGTATGATGATACTTGACCGTGAAAACAATGCAGAACCAGAATATATCAACTGGCCAGATTGTCCTAAGTACCGTACTGTTACCTTATCAAAGCTATTAGACAACACAGATGAACTTATAAAACCTAAAATGTATCTACGTGTTACACTAGACTTGCCTATTAGTTATGAAGAAGCTAATTTTATTAAAGAAACATTCATTACACAGTATAATGTGAGAGAACTAACGCTAATACCACAGAAGCAGATAGAAGAAATTACAACAGACTTAGATATTTCTACTTTTGAAAGTGTAGACGAGATAGTGTACACTACACTTTGAGAAAAATAATAACGAATACCGTATTGAACGTGGTCGAGGTCCTAATTTCTTTAAATTTTATGTTAACAACCAAGAATCATTAATAGACGAGTCGCAAGGTGATAGTAGACAGACACAAGACGATGTAAACACACTGTTGGGTATGAGTCATGACATGTTTAAGCACATTGTTGCACTAAACACTTATACAGAACCGTTTTTGAGTATGCGTACTAATGATCAACGTGCTATTATTGAGCAATTGTTAGGAATTACTATACTTTCAGAGAAGGCAGATACTCTAAAAGACCAAGTTAGACAAACTAAGGAAGCAATTACTTCAGAAAAACTAAAGATTGAAGCAATACAAACTGCAAATAGTAAAATTGAAACTACTATTGGTAGTTTGCAAAGTAATCAAAAGGCATGGTTGTCTAAACGTACTTCTGATACTATGCGATTACAAGAAGCAATTAACGAATTAGAACATTTAGACATTGATTCTGAACTAGAAGCTCATGAAAAATTACAAAATTGGAATGAACATAATAATGCTATTTTGGCTCTTAGAAAAGAATTAAGCACGTTGGAACCTGCACTAGTACGTGCTGATAAGTCTGTAGAAAAAGTTAATAAAGACATCTTAGAAATAGAAGATGCAACATGTTACACATGCGGACAAGAGCTTCATGCAGATAAAAAAGAAGAAATTAGTTTACGTAAAAGTAAAGAACTAGAAGATGCACTAGCATATCAAACAGAAATTACTGGAAAAGTAAAAGACGTTACAGTAGCACTCCAAGAGATTGGCGACATTAACGGCAAACCTACTACATTTTATGAAACAGCCAAAGAAGCATATGCACATAGACAAAATGTTGACAGTTTAAAGCAAGCGTGGGAGGCTAAGAAAGAAGAAGCAGATCCTTATCAAGCGCAAATTGACGACTTGAATAAAACTGCAATACAAAAAATAGATTGGTTACCAGTAAATGAGCTAACAGACTTTAAAGAACATCAAGAGTTCTTGTTAAAGCTACTAACAAACAAAGATAGTTTTATTCGCAAGAAGATTATTGATCAAAACTTAGCATACCTAAACAACAGACTTACATATTATCTTGACAAACTAGGTTTACCTCATCAAGTGTTGTTCCAAAACGATTTGAATGTTGAGATTACTCAACTAGGGCAAGACTTAGACTTTGATAACTTGAGTAGAGGCGAACGCAATAGATTAATCTTAGGATTAAGTTTTGCATTCCGTGATGTATGGGAAAGTTTGTATCAAGGTGTAAACTTATTGTTCATTGACGAACTTATTGACAGTGGTATGGACACTGCTGGAGTTGAAAACTCTTTAGGAGTTCTTAAAAAGATGGCACGTGAGCGTGAAAAGAACATTTATCTTATCTCGCATAAGGATGAACTTATTGGTCGTGTTAATCACGTACTAAGAGTTGTAAAAGAAAACGGATTTACAAGTTATGCAAATGATTTAGATGTTGTGGAATAATAATGGATGATGAAGATGACATTCATGATCAATTAGTGCAAGCATATCTTAAATATTTTGAGGCAAGCGAACGCTTTGAAAGACAAAATAGTGTGCGGACACATCGTGAAGTGCGTAAATGTTTAAGAGACATGCGCACTTTGGCAAAAGATCGTTCAGATGAAGTTCATCATTTGCACATGAGTACAAGGAAAACCAAAACAGGCGAAGAATAACTAAGGCAGCGGTAAGTAATAGATGCAATGGACTTACCAAGGAAAAACAATTAACCAAATACCAAATGAGTACGAAGGGTTTGTTTATCTTATTACTAATACCATTACAAATCAAAAATATGTAGGCAAAAAACTAGCAAAATTTAAAACTACTAAGCCACCACTCAAAGGCAAAAAAAACAAAAGGCGTGGAACAAAAGAAAGCGACTGGCGCGACTACTGGGGTAGCTCAGATAAGTTAAATGCAGATGTAGCAGAAC